CCGTTTAAGACTATCATCATGGATGAAGTCCAAGCTATCAAAGGAGATAGCAAGAGAACGGAAGAGGTTAAGCGTATTGCTAAGGGCAAGAACATCATAGCCTTAAGCGGCACGCCTATTAAGAATAGTGCAGCAGAGTATTACACTATCCTTCACCTCTTGGCGCCTGACAAATTCCCAACAAGAGAAGGGTATTTGAGAAGGTGGGTGAGAACAGAACTTGTTAATGGTTATGAGAAGCATACTGGATTGTGGAATCCAGAACGCTTCGCGGAGTATACCAAAGACATCATCATCCGGCGGAGCAGGGAACAGGTAAAGGAAGAGATTGGATTGAGAGTAACCAAAGCCAATCGAATCTTCTACCACGTTGACTTCGACAATCCCAAATTGAAAGAGGCTTACTTAAAAGCTGAAGCTGAATTCATTAGGGAGATGGAGCAAGAAACAAGGAAGAAAGACTCAGTAATTCTCATTGCTAGGATGGCAGTAATGAGACACTTGGTTGGACTGAATAAGATTCAACCCACAGTAGACCTAGCAGAAGAGTATCTGTTAGAGAATCCCGGCGGTAAGCTAGTCATCTTTACTCAACATGATGATGTGCAACAGGCTATTCATTTGTTGTTGAGTAAGACTTGTGCTGATGCAGGGTATGAAGCACCACTTAGGTTTCACTCTGGTCTTGGTGCAACAGAAAGGTTTGAAACTGTAGCCAAGTTTACTGATACTCCAGGTATTAAGTTCATTGTTGGTTCGACACTGGCAATGGGCACTGGAACAGATAGACTGCAAGAGAACTGCAATGATTGTATCGTAGCAGAAAGACAGTGGAATCCTGCTAACGAAGAGCAGGCTGAAAGTCGCTTGGTTCGTATTGGTCAGAAGAAATACTTCGTTAATGCAACATATCCAATTGCTTCTGGAACCATTGATGAGTACTTCACGGATATCGTAGAAGTGAAGAGAAGGTCAATGAAAGAAACAATGGATGGCGTTGCTAATGAATGGGATGAGACTAGTCTATTGGCTGACCTTTACGATGCTATTAAGAGTAAGGGTAGGAACAGATTAGTTAGGGGTTGGTAATGAACAAACAGTATATGATTGTTCCAATGACAGAAGCGGAAGTTAACATCTTCACTCAAAGAGTTAAGAGATTGTGGGGTGACTCATCATTGAAAGAACTAATGACTGCCATCCGTATGAACGTTAAGATGAAACAACAATTTGAAATCCGTATTAAGTTACTGGAGGAAATAGTTGAGAGACGAACTGGAAGTGATTACAAATCTAAACAGTTTGTTGATTGAGATAATTGGTTTACACCAACAAATTGTTAACTCTCAAAGCAAAGCAATCGTTGACATATTGGAGAACAAAAACAATCCAATAGCAATGATTAAGTTAGCAGAAAAAGAACTTGACTTTACTAAAGAGATGTTCATGCGAATTGATATTCTAGTAAGGAAATGTAAAGAGGAGTTTGGAGACTTTGAAATCATACACTGAATGGAGAAGTATGAAGAAACCACAGATTAGAATCATCGAGATTCATGTTCACAGAAGCAAAAGGAATAGACGGTTAGGTCATGCCGTTGCTGTTCTCTTTCCTTGTAATCACAATAAGTATCTTGGTCTTACTCTTTACAAAGGTGAAGAAGAGAGTTATGATTACCGCACACAAGATGCAAAGGTAATCAAGACAGAAGATTACAGTGTAATGGATAAGGAATACTGTAAGCTTTGTCCTTATGAGAGTGAGATTGAGTGGGTCGAAGACTTGCATACTCAAACAACACTCGATGATTTTGCTGACGTGCTAGAAGAAATTGACGAATGAGAGGTGATAGTCCCCATTAGTGGACAGTTGACATTTAAATCGAGGTATGATACAATAGGTTCAGGCCCGGAGGATTCTCAATCCTGAGATTTCCGCGGGCACCGCGTAAGAACTACACGGTGTTTGGGGTTGGCTCAAACATCTTTAGTGGAATGGAAAAGGTAAACACAGATGGCGATTGAATTGATTGAACTCGTGAAGAACACCCGTGGCGTTAACAGCCGTCAGATTAAGTATCTGGCTATTGGTAAGTGGATTACTAAGACAGTGGAGCGTGAGTCTGTTCCTGTTCTGAATGATAAGGGCGAGAAGACTTACGATGCTGATGGCAAAGAGGTTCGTAAGAACCTTGGTAAGGATGCCGAAGGCAAACTCATCACTGTTCAGGAAGAAGTTCCTGAGTTTGTTACCGAAGGCGTTCTTGATGCTAACGGTGATGGAATGGCTGATGCTCTGATGCTTGTCAATGGTGATGAGCAGATTCTCTTGGATTGTTTTGCCGAGGGATTCAATGAGCGTGCTTACAATCTGGAAGCGAACAAGGATGAGCTTGACGACTTCCTTCGTGACATGTCAATGAGTGAAGAGCAGAAGACAGTGTTCAAGCGGACTGCTCGACAGCTCAACCGTGGCACTGGAGTTTCTATTCTTGATGCAGCGGAACTCATCAAGGGTATGCTTCTCAAGAAGCAGGCCGCTCAGGCTGCTAATCAGTCGGCAATGGCTCAGACTGCATAAGCAGTAAGTCGTTCACAACACATAAGGTTGGGGGATTAATAGTCCCTCAACCTTTTTCTATTTATCTTTACAAAGTTTAGTTACCCGGTTTAGTCCCTACATTGGGACGATTTAAAGCCTATTAGAGAGGCGATCGGCAGGCTGGCTATAGTAGAGTGGCTCTAGCCTAGCGAAGTCTTCCCCTAGCCAAGCGTATAGCCTAGCAGGGGCATCCTAGCCTAACTTTTTTTCCGGTGGAATCCCGAACCCTTGATTCCCGGTAAACATATAAAGCTAATACATTCTTTAAACTAAAGAAGGAGCACACTTGACAAAGTTTGAATTCCGTGCTACAATGGTTGCTTACTATGGCTGATGAAAAAAGAATCCTTGCATTGGATTCCCAATTACTTGATGCAATTCAGAAGTGTCCTTTCTATACCTACTTAAACTTCGTTAAGAATTACAGACCCAACGAAGTAATAGCACCAATGCAACGTGGTGACTTAGGACATAGGATGCTAGAGGTTTACTATAAGCTTATTCAGAAAGGCTATGAATGGAATGAAGCGGTAGAGAAAGCAACAGAGGTAGGCAGAGAACACTATCAGTCCTTAAGTCTGGACCTACAGACTAGTGAATGGATTGTTAAAACCTTTCACCAATACACTGAGTATTACAAGTTCGATGGCATTAAGATACTTGGTGTAGAGGATTCGTTCTCATTCGTTATCTATGAAGATGACGAACTTATTATTGTCTATGAAGGCAAGATAGATTTACATGCTGAGTTTCCCATATTAGGAGTAACAATCATTGACCACAAATGGCGGCAAGTTAAAGCAGAGTATATTGGATTGGACAACCAGCTTATTGGTTATGCTATTGCTGTGTCTAGTAATCTGGTTTACATTAATGAGGTAGGTTTACAGAAGTCTTACGAACCTGAAAAGAAATTCCGTCGCGTTGCTATACCTATAGGTGACGGAGTAAAGGAAAGATGGTTAAAGAATACCATCATGTGGGCAAAGATACTTGACCATGCTATGCAGAATAATGTATGGCCTCAGTCACACTTAAAGACTGCACCTTTAGGCATTAGCCAGTGTGTCAAGTGTATCTTCAACAAGATTTGTAACAGTGAGAACGATGAGACAATGGTAATGAAGATTCAAAACGAGTTCCACATTGGAGAAAGATGGAGTGCTCACAAAGAAGAGAGTGTAGTTAATGGCTAAGTGCGTTCACAAATACCGCTTGAAGAACTTAACTCGTGATCCAGGTAAACCTCCCTACATGGTTTACATTTGCACTCATCAAACTTGTACTCATCACATTAGAGTAGAGTTAGTAGAGGGTAAGAAAGCAGAGTGTAATAGATGTAATGAGCCATTCATTATGAAGTTGGCTAAGCTTAAGCATGGAGATAGGATAGTAGTCCGGCCTCATTGTGATGATTGCACTAAGACACCTGAGCATCTAAAGAAAAAGAAAGAGAAGATTAGTAACGCTATCGACATGTTAATGGAGTCGATACTTCCGAGAGGTTGATATGCCGTGTGGTGGTATTTATCCAGTAGTTTCTGGTTCTGATTTCGATAACATGCACGGTAGTAGTGCTAATGATGATTGCTTTCTTTGTGGTAAAGAGATAGAAAAGAAAGACTTAATGTTCTGTGATGAGTGGGACTGCTACTTGCATAGAGACTGTGTAGTAGAGTTCTTAAAGACAGAGGAAGGACAGATAGTATTGAGGCATGGTCATCAAGTAGTACTATATTGGGAGAAGGAAGAAGATGCCAAATCTGAACAGTGAAACATACGATAGATTCTTTCGTGCTCTTTTCGTTGGTCCAACCGGAAGAGGAAAGACTATTGCAGCTAGTAGCTGGCCGGGTAAGACTCTAATCATTGACTTCGATGGTAGGCATAGACCTGTCATTGATTGGTATAGTGAAAGGGTAAAGGCTGGAGATTTTGTAGCAGAGATTATTGGACCAGAGAATTTCTGGACTAAGTTCAAACCTTTAGTCAATAGTCTAGTTCAATACAATCCTTACCAGAACATTATTCTGGATGGGATTACTTCTCTCACTACTACAACAGTAGTCATGCAGATGCTTGCTAAGGGTTCATTCTCTAACTGGACTGGTAAGGATTCTCCCGGTAACAAAGTTACTGCCGGTGGAATTATGGTTCCTACTTGGGATGAGTTCAATGGAGAGGCAATGATTATCTCCACTCTTCTTGAGACTTTGAAATCCTTACAATGCAATCTGTTTGTTACTGCCCATCCGGTTCAACGAACTGCAATTGATAAGAACAAGAAGGGTTCCAGGTATACTTCAATCGTTACCTTTGGTCCTAAGATTGAATCCATTATCCCTACCTACTTCGATGAAGTATGGTACTTCGGTTACAAAGTAGAGAGTGACGATAAGGGAATTGAGCATATCAAAAGGACTTGCTATACTGGTCCGAGTGAAGATTACATGGAAGCAAAGACCGCACTCAAAGTTCCTAGGGAAATGGATTACACTGACAAGAATCTGTATGACCTAGTAAAGGATTACCTGTGAGATACCCTTGTTGGTTCTGTAGGAAATCAGTAAGCTCAGAACTACCAGATGATTCTGTAATCAGGGCAATACTTGTGTGTCCTGAGTGTATCAATGAAGAAAAGATTTTATTTCCAAAAAGTAATATTCGTGTTACCTGGAAAAAAGGAAATAGATCTGTAGTAAAGATAACAGGCAAGTAAAGGATTACCTTTAGTCACCCAATTCCGGGGGCAAGGGTAAAGCAAGGTGCCCATTACAAAGAGGCACAAAGTAAAGGTGAATAACATGGCTGACGATAGCATTGTCTGGAACATTTCCGAAGATGACATTAGCAAGAACCGTCTTGTTGATGCTCCGTCTTGGTTACCCACTGAAATCGTAGACTTTGAGATTATCGATTCAAAGTCTGGCGATTCCAAGAACCTTCATCTTACTCTGCGTGTGTTTGCAGGTGAGTTCAAAGGCTTGGAGAATCCCTTCATCTATTTCAGTGAGAAGGTGACAGTAATGTCTACTCCTCTGATGAAGGCTTGTGGGTTCCAGCAGAATCCCAATGGAAGCTTTAGCGTTAAGCTTTCCAAAGGGACAATGATTGGTAAGAAGTTCCTTGCCCACTGGGTTCGGGGAACGTACAACAACAAGCCAGTCAATCAGATTGATGACTACGCTCCGATTCCTAGCGAATAGGTGAGTAAGCAAATGGATGGTTGGCAATACACTCGGAATCGCCAACCGCTTGAATAAAAGATTAGGCTGAGGCGCCTAAACTCCATCGAGTATCTTTTAATGAGGGAACAATAGGAAGTTAATAGTTAATGACCGTGGCTATTAACTGGGCCGGGACAGCCCCAACTGATTGTTCCCTCTTTAAAGGATATGAAGATAATTTACTACGATGAAGTAAGTAGTTTCACTTCAAAACAGTGGGACTACATCATGAAAAGAGGAATGAAAATGGAAAAAGCACAAGTTGATGAAGTGTTTAAGTATCATGCACCAAGTGAAGAACAAATTGAAAGCCTCAAAGCTATTAGGGATACTGCAAAAATTCTAGTTCTTTGTATCCTTAATGAATGTCCAGCTTCAGCCGATAGGACAACAGCAATCCGTAAGATTAGAGAAGCAGTAATGACTGCTAATGCTTCCATCGTTCTTAATGGACTTGTCTAATGGAAGAGAGTCAAAAGAAATTAGTAGAAGAGTGGTTTAAATCTATTGAAGAGACTGGTGTAAACCTATCAAAGTGGGAAGAAGATTTCGTAGAGTCTGTTAAAGAACAGTTTACTAAGCGTGGTTCTCTTAGTGAAAAACAATTAGAAATATTAGAGAGAATCTACGCAGAGAGAGCTGACTAGTTAATTGGGATCGTGGCGGAACAGGTATACGCATTGGACTTAAAATCCAACGGTGCAAACCATATGGGTTCGACTCCCATCGATCCCATTACCAAGGAGAAAAGGCAATGAAGATGATTCAATTGCTACTGCTAGTGTTTGCATTTGTATGCTTTACGATTGCAGCACTACCATTAGGAGCACCTTACCAACAACGTTTAGTTGCAGCAGGACTAGCGTTTCTTACTGCTTCAATGATTCCCTGGCCTGCATAGTTATGGACCCATCAACTTACGTTAGACTAGAAGAATTAATCAGAACCCTACGAGAACCCAAAGACTGGGTTTCTGAAATCAATCTGCTTACTGAGTTGATGGACAAGCTACATAGTGCAGGTAAATCAACGACAGTAAGATCGATGGCTAAGATTACCAACAAAAGTAAAAGCTGGATAGGTGTTAGTACCATCATATCAAAAGGGCTTAAGACCTATCCAGAAATAAGCCGGTTCAGCAACCGGAATGAAGCTTACAACTACCTACTTAGGAAGAACAAAATGAAAAGGTTTTTAGAATCATGAAAATCTCAGTAGTAACCAGCCGATTTGACATTACTCGCAAACAGTTAGAAGCTTTCAGGCAATTGCTTCCAACCTTCCATAAGGATACCCACTCATTCATTGTAGGTGGAGACGATGCAGACTATGACTTGTTCCTTACTCTAATGGGACAAGGGTTCGAGGTTGAAGTATACCCACATGCAGGTAACAATGGAGAAGTAGAAAAGTTCAATGGAGCTAAGAAGATCAATCCTTCTCTTCCATTGAGGGAACGTAACAAGAGGATGATTGATGAGTCTGGTATTACTGTTGGTATCCCTCAGATATTCAATGAGTATGAAGACTCACCGGCATGGAAGACTATTCGCTATGCCATTCAGAATGAGAAGGAAGTATTTGTTATTAGTCCCAATGGATACTGTTGGGGTCTGGAGGATTGAGTGGTTTACTATTATGCACATGGTAAGGATTGGCATGATGCCGATGCACAAGGATTTGATGGACCCGGCTGGTATTTCTGGGATGAAACAGAATCACAATGCTACGGTCCATATGAAACAAAAGAACTAGCAGAACTAAAGCTACAAGAGTATGCAGAATGGTTAAATACTGGGAGACAAACAACAATGATATACTCGTCAGAGCAAGTCAAATCATTTAGACAGGCTACTGCTAAGAACAGTCACATTGAACACCTTTGTGATTCACATGAGGAACTAAGAAAGGAGAGAGACTATCTTCTTGAGAGAGTTAGAGTCTTAGTATTAGAGAAAGCTACAGTGAGAGAGACAGTTAAGGAGTAAGTATTATGAGTAATGAGTTCCCCGAGACGCACCGCGAGACGCTGAAGCGGCTACGCGCCATGCTGTTTATGACCAGCGAAGACGGCGCACCGATTGAGGCTATCGACGCCGCCATCAAGGAGATTGACCGGCTGACAAAGATTGAGGCGGCTTGGAAAAAGACGTGGTGGTATTACACATATGGAAGGGCAACGGCGCTGGTGCAGGCGTGCGCGAATACCGAGTGTGTGCCGCTGGCTGAACTAAATGCCGCGAAAGCGGAAATCGACCGGTTGACTAAAGAGAATAAGTTATTACAAGAGGCATTAAAGAAAGAACAAGATAAGTGGATAGGAGAAGAAGCACAATGAATAACTGGTACGAAATACTAGACGATTTATTAAATGGATTACAAGGTTTACGTGACCAGCTTTCCAGAGGTCGTGATTGGGTAAACATCACACGAGAGGATGCAGACGCTCTTGATGCTGCATTAAAAGAATTAGACAAACTAAGAGATAAAGACAAAGATGCCTAACATGGTAAGCGGGCAAGGGAATCCATATAGTAAGCTGGTAGTATTAGGTGACTTTCCAAATCAATCAGACGACCGGTTACAGAAACCTTTCAATGGTGCAGGCGGAGAGTTACTTGATAGAATCTTTACTGACCTAGGTTATCCTAGTTGGAGAACAGAGTTCTGGTTGACATATGTATACCGTTACAAACCTCCCTTCAACGATGCTAAACAGGTCAAGACGGTATGCGATATTGAAGAGGAAAAGGAACGTCTCTACAAGGAGATACTGTCTATTAATCCTAACTGCATACTTGCTGTTGGGCCTGTCGCACTTGAGACGGTTACTGGAGTTAGTAAGTATCTCAACTATAGGGGATCTATTCTCCCGTCTCAGGTCGGAGATTGTAAAGTAGTAGGTACGATTCATCCGGGCCATCTAGTAAGGTCGAGTGATGAATCAGAAGACCATGATGCAAGTAAAGGAATGTTCTCTTACGTATGGAAATGGGTGGTAGCACTTGACATCAAAAGGGCAATCGATGAATCGAAGAGCGTGGGCTTCTCATTACCTGAAAGGTCACTCACTATTGCAAGAAATAGCGTTGATGTATCACGATTTATTGAGCGCTCCCATAAACAAGCGGACAGAGTTTTTGCAGACATTGAAACAATTGAGTCAACAATACCAGGATGTATTAGCATTGCTTTTAATCGATGGGAAGCCATCTCCATCCCGCTCTTCCAAAGAGTAGGGAAGTATGAGCT